ACTCAATTTATAGACATGTACGGAGAAGAGAAAGGGAACGCAGTAGATTACGGCGGTCTGTTTATAGAAGATAATACCACATTCAAAGAAGACTACACCTTAGATGATGAAGATGGAGCCACATTAATACAGTGGTATGAGAGACACAAAGGTAATCTAAGGTTGTTAGAATTTACAGCAGATGGTTTGTTACTATACGATAGTCATAAAGACGGAAAAAGAACTGATAACCAAAGAGATAAAAAGTATAATCATAAGTCTCTATATAAATTTGTGTGTGATAAATATCCTTATTTCTTTACACCACTGTACCCAGAAGAGGGAACATTGTGGGGATTCGGAGATATTAAACTCTTAAAACCGATTCAAGATATGATTAATGATTTATACGATAAGATAAGAATGGTAGCAAGACCTAACCTAATACTATTCGATCCTAGTTCAGAGGTAGACTTAGAGGACTTTGATGAAAATAGTTTAGAACCTAGACCAGCAAGACTAGATAAGAAGACAGTAGAGGTTGTGCAATGGGGACAAGTTAATCCTGCGTTATGGCAATTACTTTCTTCGATGCATCAAGAAGCACAAAGAGTAACAAGGTTCAGTGATTTAATGTTAGGCCAAGGCAGAAGTACAGAGACTGCTACACAAGCAGTTATACAGCAGAACCAAGGTAACGCTACAACAGACCATAAGAAGCTAATGCTAGAAGAAACACTAGTTGAAGTGTGTGAATATATGTTAGGCTTAATGATGGAGATGTATAAAGGTGCTAAAGCATTCAGAATAGCTGATGACAAAGACGAATATAAATGGATTGACTTTAGACAATTAACTAAAGTACCAGCTATGAAACAGGCTACAACTACTTTTAGAAAACTATATAATGAAAAACGTAAAGAAGATGGTAGTTACACAGAAGATCCTAAGTGGGAGATAATAACTGACGATAGCGACAATCCACTAACCAAGAACATAGACCTTGACTTACAAATAACTATAGGTGCTGGTTTACCTAAGAACAAATCATTCTTGTGGCAGATGATAGAAAGACTTGCTTCAATAGTAGTAGTAGACCAAACTGGTCAACAGAAAAATCTGATAAGCTACGAAGAGTTAAGAAGATTTATAAACGAATACTTGGGATTACCTATAGATGAGAAAGCGATACAAGATGTAACACAACCAGTGATGCAACAAACAGGAACACAACCAGGTGTTAGAACTAGTGCAAAACCACAACAACCACAAGCTGGAGTACCACAAGAAAACGCACAAATCGGAATTGGTGAGAAACCATCACCTGAATTAGTAGGTGGAGACGTAAGCGGAAACCAAGTATTTTAACAAAGGAGAGAGTATATATGGCTACTATAGGAGAACATAATCAACTAATTAAAATAGTTTATGACGGTAATGCACATCTTAAACATATATTATCAGACGAAGATATTAAAAGAATGACACTACTAGAAGAGAGATTTCCTTTAACCAAGTTACCAGTGTGCGGTAGTTGTGAAAAGTTAGCTATGTGGAGTAGGGGCATGACAGGAACTTGCAGAAGTTGTGGTACAATAACAAAGAACCCCATAACATACAGTTCTTATCTAGCTAGTGGATATGACGTAGATGCCACAGGGCAAACAGCTAGGAGCGTTTTACAGAAAAGAGAAGTACAATCTATTATATTACCTGATTACGGTAACATGGGGAGGAAATAATATGCTAATAACATTTAATGATGAGGCACTGAATAAACAAAAAGAATATAGAACATCACCCGTAAAAAGTTTAAAAACTTTATCAGATTATGGTTTAGATGTAGGATGGTACGGAGGTAAAGCTAGGAACATAGCAGAGTTGAAAGAAGAACCTCTGCTTTTAATTATAGATTCTGATTTGAATACATTAGATGTAGCAGTTGAAGAAAGTAGAATGAAAGAACTTCCGATACAATTAAAGAATAAACTAAAACAAAAAGGGAAGTATAAAAACTCGAGTGGAGAATAAACATATTACGACAGGTAACAAGTCGGAATAAAACCTATTTAGAAGATTAGAAAATCTTTATTACGTGTGAACGGTAAAATCAAAGGAGGAATAACAATGGATGACTTACTGGATAACAACGAAGAGATACAAGAAGAACAAGAGCAGGAACAGGAGGTAGAAAATACAGAAGAGGAAGAGGTCATAGAAGAAAAACCTGTCGAAGAAAAACAAGATGACCGAGTACCTCTAGCAACCTTACTCGAAGAAAAGAAACGCAGAAAAGAAATCGAAAAGAGATTAAGAGAACTAGAGGAAAAAGAACTTGACCACGAGATACTTATAGACAAAAAGAAAATAAGTGAAAAGTACATCAATAGTGGATATGAAGAAGCTTTGGCTAATATGATAGCTGAAGATGTAGCAGGACTGAAACGAGAACTCAGAAAAAATAACTTATCGAAAGTAGATTATTTGGATGAAGAGATACAAGACTTATCAAGAGATGTTTTTTATTCTGATGCTTCAAGTTACGGTAAAGAAATAAAAAGTAAAATAACTGAATTCAAAACTAAAGGCATAGACCTTTCGGTAGAGGATGCTTATAATCTAGTGAGAAATCCTAGACTTAAGTTCAAAGAGATTAAAGAAGATACAGAGCAGAAGGATTTACTTAATCGTAGACAAACGTCGAAGACAAACTCAGTGCCTAATGCATCTGCTTCAGCTCCAAAGAATCCATATCCATTAACTAGTGATGACAAAAAAGCATTAGCTAAGCTACAAGAGATGCAACCTAATAACGGATGGGACGTAAAGAAATTTTATGAGATGATGTATAAAAAATAAAAGGAGGAATTTTAAATGTTCAGATTAAAAGGACAAAAATCAGAAAGTGATTTGCTTGCTGTATTACCAGTATCTTCTACAGTTACAGGTTTCGTAGCATCAAGTGACATCGGAAAATTAGTATACAACACTTCTAACCAAGGGGGATTAGCAGTAGGAACTACAGCTGATAACCAAGTATTCTTAGGGATAGTTGCAGCAGTACCAACAGCTACTACTCCTGGATCTACTGTACCATTTTATGTACAACCAATTAGAAGGGGTGTTTTGTATGAAGCTGATTTTTCTACCACTTACTCCACTGCTTTACCAGCTACTACAGATATCGGCAAATATATAGGAGTATCTAACACTACTACTGTAGCGGGTGGATCTTACTTAGATGTTGATACATTAGCTAACACAGCTGGTACTACTTCAGGATGTTTCTTAAGAGTAAATGAAGTTAAAGCTGCTGAGAGAGTAGTAATAGGATCTTTTAATAGCTCTCATATTGCACAAGGTGTATAATATAATTATAATAAAAGGAGGAATTTAAAATGGCTTACACAGTTACGTCGGATATATCAAGAATGTTAGAAGTAGGTTTAAAAGAAGTATTCACTAAAAATTTTGATGCTTTACCTTTGGAGTACACAAATTTTGTAACTGAGAAATCTTCAAATAAACAAACAGAAAAATATGATAGCGTAGGTAATTTAAAGAAAGCTGGTGAAAAAGTAGAAGGTGACAGTATTTCTTATGGCACTATAGAGCAAGCTTATCAAACTTCTATTCAAAATAGAACTGTTGCTAACGGTTTTGCTGTTACAATGGAGTCATTGAAGTATGATTTATACTCAGTACTTGAAGGTGCTAGAGCTAAAGAATTAGCAAGAACAATGAGAGAAGCAGAAGAAGAAAGAGCAATTAAAAGATTTGACGAAGCTTTCACTGTTAACTTAGCTGATGGAGTACCATTATGCTCTAACTCTAAACCATTAAAGAACTTACCTGGATCTTTCAATGATACTTTAGCAACTGCTAGTTCTTTAACTAATCCAGAAAATCATAAATCTGCTATTAAACAATTCTCTGACTTCAAAAACCACAGAGGCGGATATATGAAAACATTCCCTAACAAAGGTTTAACTCATATCCAAAACATGATGGACATCGAAGAAATCTATGGATCTGATAAAAAAGCTAACGAAATCTCTAACACTAAAAACTCTTTACCAAAAATCAAATGGGATTACTCTACTTACTTAGCTGATACTAATGCATGGTTCTTATATGACAGTGCGTTTGAGCATGTGTTATTCCAATGGTTTGAAAAGACTATGTTTGAAATGGACAAAGATATAATCAATACTAAGAACCACTACTTCAACGCAATAGCTATATACGAAACAGGCGTTCTTCCTAACATAGGAATAGTAGGAAACCAAGGGGCTTAATAGCTAAGTCCCTTTATATTATATAAAAGGAAGGTGAAGAGATGAAACTATCAAGAAGCGAAAATATACAAGTAACTGACAGCTCTAATGCTGCTACTACTGTTATTACTTCTACTGGTGGTGTATATGTAAACGGCTTAACTCTAGGATATAAAGAAGATGGATCGACAGCTAGTAACTTAACAGCTAACGGTATTTCTGTTTTACCTTATACTAGTGCTGCTAATACTTTTACTATAGATGCACCAGTTGTTGGTGTAGAAAAGATTGTTGCTTTAAAGAGTACTGCGGTTGCTGATTCTACAGCTATTGCTATATCAGTATACACAGGAAGCACAGCAATATTAATAAATGATGACTCAACAACTTATGCTCCTAAGCTTTATATAAACTTCTTACCACCATTCGGTAGTGTTAAACTTGTTGGATTGACAACAGCTGAGTGGGGAGTACTAGGAACTTATGGTGCGGTTCAGTTAACAACTGCTGCTGGATATACTACTTAATGGAGAGGGCTTTCCCTCTCTATTTTTTTTTAATGGGGGGATAATATGTATGTTAATGCCAGTAATCCCAACAAGGCTACCGAGAAGTTACTAAGATATAATCAACTCTATATAGCAGCAAAAGAAGGTCAATACGGAGAAGACGTTGGTTTTAATACAGTATATGCTGTGAAACCAGATGTTAGTACAACTGAAACTATAATAAAAGAAAGTACAGATTCAATAATAATCCCTTCGACAGCAGACAACTTTGGTGTTGCCAGTAACAGCAGTGATGATACGCTACTGGGTACTGGTTGCAGGACAATATATGTAGAAGGTCTAGATGAGAATGGCGACAAAGTAAATGAAACTTTAAACATGAATGGGGTAACACCTGCATATACTACAGGGTTATTCAGTAGA